CATCAGCTTTTCGGTTAAGAGAAGCATGAGCATTTGCTCTACGTTTTGCAGCTGTCGCCATAGGAATAATCCTCCAATTTATAATATATTATACCGCAAAACGCAATTAGTGTCAAGCACTATTTTGTCACAGTCTCGTATAGGTCTACGAAGTCCTCGTGGTCTGCAACCTCTTGAGTCAGGTTTTGTTTGTGGAAAGTTACTGCAATCTTCTTAATAGTTTTCTTTGGGATCTGGAACTGGTCTGACATTTCCTTAATGATTTCCTTGATTAAGTCACGTTCAGCTTCTGTACGTGTCATTGATGCGCTAATCTCTTGGATTGCTCCACGCAGTTTCTTGCGATCTTCTTCTGATTGAATACTCATATTATTTCTTTGTAACAGTTGTTTTAAACACACCACTGAGAACAACAATGGCTAACCATGTCTCAAAGGTATACGGAATTGCAAGAACAGTGAACAGTGTATTCAGTGACCAGATGACTGCAAATGGTATAAGAATGAATAGTGCTACAACAAGTAGAACTACAGAAATATATGCTGCTGAATTATCAAATTTCATATTAAATCTCCATTGATGTTACACTGTCCCAACGAAAACTGCGCCACTCAGATTTCTCTAAGTCGAAGACACGTACTGCGGATCCAGAAGTCTGGCTAGTTGTCGTTTCGGTTTTTGGTTGTTTGTCTTGCGGGATTTTCGCTTCGGAGAGGGTACAGAGCATTGATCGTTCTGTACCATCTTTTTTGGTGAAGACAATCCGAATTCCTTGTTCATTAGTGCGCAAATTTTTGAGGACATGTTGTTGTGCTTCTGTATCAGTTGCTAGGTTCAAGTTCATTTTCAAATCTCACTTTCAATTCATTAATAAATGGCAAAAAGAATTCTTTAAATTCTCGTTCGGTATAAAACATAGTAAACGAACTATCAACGATAGGTTTACCAGTCTCATTCTTTAGGTTTCTCTTGAATGTAACTTCAATGTTGTCATACTCATGTTTCATGACCTTTACGGTGGTGAGTAGTCCACCCTTGTACAACTCTGCTTCATAGTTGAGACTCATACATATCCTTCTTGTGCTTAGGGTTTCGAATGTACTGAACCTTAGACTCCACAACTCTTTGACGATATTTTGGAGTGCGCAAATCCTTTGCAATCGGATTTCTTCGTTTCAGTGTTTTGTTATTATACATGATAGTCTCTTACAAAGCAAATTTTATTTTAAGATTACATTAAAATTAAATACAACTCGTGTTGCTTCTGGAATTCTTATAGAGTGCATTAGACTTCCATCAAAGATAACGAATCTTCCTGTTTTTGATTCTACTTCCTGCAAGATACTTCCATCTTCGTTAAAGAAGACTGTATTAGCATTTCCACAAACATAATATAGTATCACATGATGTGGGATGTCATAATCTATGTGTTTATCAGACATTCTATCATGCAAGCCTGGATATCCAATCACTAGATTAGATCTACTTCTTATTATTTTGTCAATCTTATAACCAGTAGAACCTGAAAATAACTCTAACAAAGTTATAGCAGTCCCGATATACTCAGACGTTTTAACGGAAACATCCTCATGATCAAAGATATGAGTCAATGTTCCAAAATCATGCGCTCCATCAAATGGTGTTGTTTCTGGTAAATAATACCATGGAAAGTTTGGAGATAATAAAATATTACGCAGTCTGTTTGCATAATTTTCATTTACTAAGTTATCATGAATCTCTAACATTAGAATTTACTCAGCAATTCTTTAGCTTCTGCCATGTCTCCAAGGTCATTATCAATACACTCAGCCAATACCATACGCATTAGTGAATCAATAATGAGTTGGTCTTGTTCAGAGTGAGAAGATTTCCACGCTTCGAATTCATCGAATGAATCACACGCCCACATCTCATCCAAGAGTTGCACATGACGCTTGGAGATACCTTTAATCGTAATCATACTGTTTCCTTAAAAATGTTAGACCATGTCATCAGCTTATTCAGCTTCTCATTCTTTGCAGCCAAACAAGCAGCTTCACTAACGATACCATTATCAATTAGCAGGTCAATCATACACATCAGGTCACCAATTTCTTCTTCGAGATGTTCTCGATTGTTAATTTTGGTTACTGGGTGTGCGTCTTCCATACCAAACCTGAATACTTTACTTATCGCTTGACTAACTTCAGCACATTCTTCCTGCGTGATCAACAGAATCTCACTGTCAATCGCATTCTTTTGTTTCATCATTGCAAATTTATTCATCGCTTCTCCATTGCGTTAACACCAGACAACATCAACAACAACCCAAAGGTTGCCAACAAGATTACAGACAACAACGACGCATTTGGATCTGCGTCAAGAGTGCCCACTGAAGCAAACACCATCAAAAATCCAATACCTAAACGAATTGAACCACGCATTATACCACCTCTTTCACTTTAAAATAATGATAGGGTAAACCAAGAGTGAAACACAGGTACTCGTCGTCGCCATTTGTACCCTCAGCTTCGTGAATCCACTTCAGTGCAGCTTCACGATCCACAGCACCAGCAGAGATCAGCGAATCTATCTGCGCTTCGAAACGAATCACAGCACTAGCTTCAGCTTCCTTGCGAGCAATGTCTTCACGCTCGATCACAGCACCCAAACTGGCAAACTCATTCTCGAAGTCTGCTTCAGTCCAGTTGGATGTATCAATACCACGAGGACGAACACCATAGGCATCCTTATACATATCCCAGTACTGGCACTGCATTTGTTCCAACACAGACATTTCTTCCCAAGACTTAAATTCACTCATGATCTATTCCTTATTTAAAAACAATCAAAGCCAACAAGATACTGTTAAAGAAGAATCCAACTGCATTCGATACTATGTATAACGTATCTTTTTGCACGATGGCTCTAAACAAAAACAACATCAAACCAGACCAAACAAGAATCACCATACTGACTGGTGGAACTGTATTTGAGTATCCAAGAATCACCCCAATAGTCGTTGGGAGAGTCGCACCATGAATCAGTACCATTCCAATCCAACCACTAAGAGCACCTAATTTCTTTATCAATTTTTCATTTTTCATACCTTAATTATACAGCAAATTGCATTTAAAGGCAACAAATTTATGCAACAAAAAACCCCTGCAAATTCAACAACTTACAGGGGTTTATGACCCTACATACTGTAGGGGATTACGAGATTAGTCGTTTCGGGTGTTGCGAGTCGGTGGATCGTCGGGCAACAAGTCCATTGGCGGTGGAGGTGGTGGAGCCATCGTTCTCGCCATCGGTGCAGGCATTGGAGCAGGCATCGGTGGTGGAGCCATTGGAGATGGAGCAGGTGCGTTAGCAGCAGTGCCAGCGATTTTCTCTTGTGTACGACCAAAAGCAGCGATACCCAGAACAGCACCCATTGCCAAATGGAACAACCCTGCTCCCTGTAGCGTCAGTGGTTGCCACTGAGACACTGGTTGTTTAAGAAGAACTTGTACTAAACTCCATAGGACAGGGAATACTGCCATATCCAGAGTACACACAAGCATATACATCCACCCCATCGCTGGACGCCACTTCTTCTGCATCCAGTCTTCGTCTTTCTTAACTTCTTTAACTTCTTCAGCCATCATTCTTCCTTATTATAGTGTTATTGGAAGCCACAACCATATTGCCTGTGACATCAACAGAGCAGCTAAACCACCTACTCCGAGACTTGCATAATATAGTCTATTGTTAACAGCCAAAATAGAAGCAGTCAGTAAAACAATTGCGATCTGTAGTAAGGATCCACCATAAGTGTACCATGGACTACGTGATTTCGCCACTGCACGTTCTTCTTCTAGTTTTCGTGCCTTTGCCATCAATTCTTTTTTACCTTCACCAGATGCTGGATCAGATTCATATCGAGCAATCTTAGATGCCAACTCTCTAATTCTTTTAGGATCCTTAGCATCTTCTAAAGCCATCTCAGCTAAAGTGCTTTTGATAGACTTAGCCTGATAGAATGCCCATGTATTATTAGCATCAATTGTATTGTTTAGCACTTTACTTGAGTTGCTACCACCCATTAGAGTATTGATAGCCAGTAAAGCAGCTAAAAGAGTGATTACCCATCCAGCCTTGTCTTTAATTAGTGCCTCACGCTCTGAACGTGATAGTGGTTTTGGTGTGTCTGCCATAAATTCTCCTTTTGCAACTATTTATTATCTTGGGTGATTCATAAACCACTTCTTCAAACCCTCTGTATTGAAGTCTCCATCGAAATACTTTTTGAACCCTCTGTAGAAACGAATCTTTTCTTTATTACCAGCGAATCTCTGAATAATTTCCTGTTCTTGTAGGTGTTCCCTAATAAGAATTGGAAGTATCTCCAGATACAACATGTACCCAAATATAGCAAAAGATGCTATGAATGTACCAATAGCAATGATCGCATACAAATACGAACGCAGTACTATGAGTATAGCAGGAATAAGAAATATCCCAATGATGGTGATACAACTTAGTAGGATAGCTTTACTTTTTATTTTAGTTCCTTTGTTGTCTGCGATACTCTTCAGCTTTCTTATCCCAGTACTTCTTATTTCTTTCTGCAATTATCCTTTCATGATCAGTAACCAGACGTGGTATAAAATTTTGCCCATATTCTGGATAATCTTCTTTACGTAGTTCAACAATCCAAACTAAACAAAGAGCATAAAATATTAGAACTATTACAACACCAAAAACCCACCACATCTCTTGCTTAAGTTTTTTAATTTTACGTTCACGTTTAGCAGCAGCAGCCTGTTCGATACGCATTTGTTTGGCAATTTGAGTCTTTTGTTCTTTGCCTAACTTTTCCATCATCTCATTTACTTCTGTCCAAAGAGCACCTAGTTCTGGTGGACTCTGATAGATCATCAACTCACGTAGTTCAATTTCCATCTGCTCAAGTTTCTTACGCATCAACACACGCTGTAGCGCACGTTTACCTAAACTCGCATCACCAGTATAAACTTGAGATTTACTACGTCTTTCTTCTTCATCAAAGACTGCTTTACATTTTGCCATGTTGTCAAAATACGCACCAAGCTGCTCACCAATTTCAGAGTATACATCACCTGGATCTTTTTTAGATAATTCCTGAACACGTTGCTTTTCTTCATTAAGCTGTTTCTTCGCTTCTGGAGGAACAACCTTACCTTCATATTTCTTGTGGAATTGTTCATCAAGATCTTTGAGAATACCTTTTACATCACCAGTAACACCCTTGATCTCTTTATATAAAGCACATCCCTTCTTGACAGCAGCAACTGCTCCATTGGCTAATGCGAATAGTGTAATCGGATCCAAAGAATTTCCTATCCAGATTCTTTAGCAGATTTTTCAACTTTGGATTTTTGTTCCAATTCCCTTGCATATCTTTGTTGTTGTATAATTCTTACTCGCTTTGCTTGCTTAGCTTCAAATTCGTTCTTTTCTTCAATAGCACCATAAACACTAATTCCACCCATTAGCACTGCAAATAAAACAACAGCACCACCAACAAACAGCATTCCATACATAAACAAGTCTGCCATCTTCTGTTTATGTTTTTGATTTTCTTCTTCTATTGCACGTTCAGCAGCTAGTTTCTCTTTCATTAAACGAGTACGCTCTTTGATCATGTCTTCCCAGATCTGTGGCTTACCCAACTCCCAGAGTATCATATCTTTAAGAGCACGTTCATCTTCACGAAGTTTGTTGCTGTGCATAGCAAACTCAAGTGCTTGACGCCCTAGTTGTGCATCACTTTTACCAATATTGTTAACTCTAGATTTTGTGCTGGCGATGTGGACAGTATCAGCAGATTCAAAGAACTTTCCGAATTGTGCAGTGAGGCTGTGAATGTCCTTACCTAATGCGATGGCTTGTTTGATATGTCCAACAGCTGATTGTGCGGCAGCAAATGCGAGTCCTATAGTAATCGGATCCATTACCTTTTCCTATACCATGGGACTGGTCTTTTCTCCCAAACTAAACATACACTAGGTCTTTTTTGAGAGAAGTCAGCTGAGCCTGTCCACTTAACGCAGACATACTCTTCATTTTGTTGATTAGTGTGTTGGGTGCTGTTCGAATCGGTGACGAATGTCAGTAATGTATACATGATAAAAAGCACCGCAGGTACTGCGTTCTTTTTAGTCATATTTTCCTAAACTATGGGAGTAATCTCCCCACTTTTATTTAGGTTTTTGCAAGTCGTCCACTTCAACTTCAATAGGTTCAGCGTATACTGATTGAACCTTTTTCAAGAACGATTCAGTTTTAGCTGGCTTTACACCAACTTCCTGCATATATCGTCCTATTTCTTTATCTTCTACTCTTTGATATAATGGTG